TTATGATTTCCTGAACATATCTCCTTTTCCAAGTAGTAACCAGTCTGATGATACATTGAAATCTTTAATCAGGGGAACTAACCATGATACTTGAAAGTGCCCTTTATTATAATCTCTTTTTTGGGCATAGAAATTTGACTTGTCAATACCATATAGTCGGCAGTATGTTCCTTTTGCCTTTAATTTCTTCATGGCGATAAGCGCATCAATCGCTGCAAAAAAGCGACTGATTATAGCAATCGTATCATCCGTATATACTCTGGTTCTACTCATTGTTGTTGTTTTCTGTATTTCCTTTGTTTAGTCTCAATCCCGTTTTAGCATTGAGAGGGGAAACGACTTTTTTTCCGGTTTCTTCTTCCAGTTTTAATCGTGCTTCTCGTGCAATGTTCCCGCCACGACGTGCAACGTCTATGTGTTCGTTGAATGTTTCAGGGTCGGAAGTCTCTGATATCTGTTTGGTAGATAGTTCTGCAAGCATATTGAGTACAAGTTCCGTGTTAGTCATATTATCTCGGAGATTCTCTTTTTTCAGCCCTTTGAACTTCTTATATTCTTTAGATGTCTTTCCGGCCCATGTTTGATAGATAATGTCTGTCAATGTGGCGAATTGTACACCTTCCTGCAAACCGTGTCGCTTCCATTCGTCGGTCAAGTCTTTGCGTATCTCAATACTTTTAAGACGTTGGTTAATCCAATTGTCGGAATATCCCAGTGCTTTATACTCCATCATAGCCCGATTAATAGTTAGCTCCGGGTCCTGCATTTCGTCCAAGCGTTCTTTGGCTACTTGAGCAATCCAAAGTTTGAAAGGTTCAGCTTTGGGCGAAGGTATCGACTGGATGAGACGAAACAGTTGCTGTGTTGTTGCTACATCTGTTTTATATAATTTTCCATCGGAAGCAGGTAATTTCAGTTGTCCGATTTCTTCGGACAACTGACTTCCTTCGGCTTTTAATTTTCGTTTTAAGTCTCCCCAGTATTTACGAGGACGGTCACTACCTGTTAATATCTCTATGACATCGACAATAGAAAAATACCATTCTTCAGTTTCGTCATCCCAAACGGTACGGACTTTTTTCTCTTCGAATATTTTGATAGTCTCTTTCTTTGTCATATCTGAAATCTTATATATTGCAGATCGCTTTTAAGGCGCTCTAAAGAACTTACATCTTCTCCGGCAATAACAGTCCGGTCGATAGCCTTACTAATTGTGGTGATACCGTCGGATAACGCGACATCATCCTTGTTTCCTGTTGCTACATACGAGGCTAAGGAATTCTTAAATAAATCAATGACTAATTTGTTGTAATCCATAATTTATATCTTTGTATCAAAATTAGTTACATTATGAATACTATAATTGAAATTAATACTGCGTTTACCGGAAGCGGTAAAAGTCGTCGAATAAAACGTACTGTTCTTTTAAACGGCGAAGAGGTTTACAGCGATAGCCGGTGCGCTACTGTCAATTTGCCGGATAGTGACCCAGTAAATAGTTTTATGCATTTCTTGTGCGGAAAGAATCATCCGGTTAATGCAGAAGAGCGATTTGAAAAAATTCTTCTGGCATTTAAGGAAGGTGGTAGCCCTTCACTTACCGGATGTAATTTTTCCCAACAGCAAATAGATCGCATTGTCGAAGCTTTAGAAGACCATCCTCAAAAGGAAGATCATCTAAAGTCTATACTTTCCAGATTGCGCCGATAATCTTGATAAGTACCTCTATCTATTACCAAAATGTCTGTTTCATGCGGCTCTTTGGAGAATTGAACATCTATTACCTCATATATGTGAGCTATATGTTGATCATCTTCCAAGTTGATCTTTTCTCCAATACACGGAATCCTACTGACTTCTATCTCTTTAAAGAAGTCAAATGTTCTGTCTTCACTTAAACGAAGAATATTAATTGTTGCCATAAACTTTATGTCGTTTTTACTTTTTGATGAATCGTGTTATAACTCACTTCCTGCGTTGAGTAATTCTGGATGAGCATCCAGATACAGGTCTCTTAGTGGTAAGCTGAGTACAAAAGAAACATCGCCCAGAGTAATATCGTATGGTTTATCTTCTCCTTGTTCATTTTTTATTGTTATGGAAGGAGCATTATATACGAAGTTTTTGATTCCGTTAAATATTTCATTGTCTGTAAATCCTGCACAGGCAAAATTTGCAGCATTTTCAACATCTAAAGCTGTTTTAGGCTTCATGCCATCTATTTTGGAAAAGAAAAAATCTTTGTGAGTCTCAAGGAACTTGGCCCCGTTTACTTTCTTAAATAGTTCTTCTCCCAACTCATTTAATTTTCTTGGACTTTTTTTCATACTAAATACTACTGCTGCGTTTGGGAATTTTTGAATTAATACAGCTTTAATAGCTGATATATCTTCTTTTATATCAGAAACATCGTCTTTTAATTTGTCAACATCTGTTACCAGTTTGTCTATCTTGCCATTATTAGTGATACAATTTGCATGTTTCGTTTTATCTTCCAAAGGTTTGAACCTTTCATAGTAAAATTTCATGGCGATAACTACTATCGTTATCAATACCATATACCATAGCGGAAGAAAGTCTATTAATTTTTCAATAATCTTATCCATCTCGTAAAGATATCATTTAGTATTTAGGTACAACATAAATTATTTTTCCAACCCTGATCCGCTTGCATCGGCACATGAGGCATTGTCTCCCTTCTGGACAGCAACCGTTTTTTTGCTTTCTTCAAGAAGTTGTATCAATTTCCCGTTCTGCCGGATGAGCTCTGCGTTCATTTCGTCGTGTCGCTTGCGTTCTTCGTCATGCCGTTTGCGTTCCTCTATGAGAGCTTCTAAGAACTCGTAGGGAACTCCTTTCTTTTTTTCTTCCAAATTATATTTGTCAGTAAGTAATTTTATCATTTGAGGATGCAAACCGTATTCGGCTTCATCTATTACAACAATAGGTTCTTTATCTAGCTTATATTTTAAAATAATATCACCATATTGCTTATATAGAACGGTGAACTTTTTTTCATTTAAAGGGCGTTTTCCGTTTTCTATTGCAGATAAATAAGGTTGTGCTATGCCTAGAACAGTACATAACTCAGCTTGTGATATTTTTTGTTCTTCTCTAAATTTCTTTAAATCAACCATGTAATATAAATTAACACATTTGACAGGTGAAATATTGTATAAACATTTTGCTTATATTGTCAATGTGTTTATATTTGCACCTGTAACGATTATAACAGTCACAAAAATAGCTCAAACGAGATTGTAGAACAAATAAATAGGTAAGAAAATGGAAAAAATGACATTGGGATGCTATCAGGGGTTTGTTAAACGTTCAAGTTTAAGTTGGGTAGGTCTGGTTCACAACAAGGAACCTCCGGTGGGGAATATCCACCTAATTGCCGTTTTAACACAACACGATTATAGCATAAGTAGATTAAGTGTCTCTTAACACAACACGATTATGACAAAGTAGGGAGGGCTGGGAGGAAAAAAATAGAGACACTCGAAATTCACATTCCAAGTGTCTCTTTAACACAACACGATTATAACACAAGTGTTACAATCGAGTGCTGCAAAGATAAGCAGATTATTTTTACAGACAATGCTTCGAGGTGAAAAAAGTAATGTCTGATAACACAACACGATTATGACAACAGGTGAACCGCCTGTATCACCTCCAGGCGGTTCTTTTAACAAATTAAATGATGAGAACGATGGAAAAGGCAACATTAAACCAGTCGCTGCGGGACATCTATTTTTCTTTGGACAATACGCCTCCTAAAAAGGCTTTTATCCAGAGAATAGCCAGAGCCACAAAACGTTCTGAATCTGCGGTTAGATGCTGGATTTCCAATGCGTATGAACCTGATGATTTGGCAAAGGAAAAGCTTGAGCAAGAGCTGGGAGTCCCTGCCAATGTATTGTTTCCTGGTAACAAAGGGGAGAAAGCAGTATGAAGCCGATAGAATTCTATACAACACCGGAGGGAGAAGTCACGATTAGGGAACAGGGTTGTGCCGAAAGGAACCTGAAAGAGTCTGATATTGATTTTATTCAACGTTTTCTTGAGGTGCTGGAAGAGTTCTACCCAGAAGCCTATAATGATCTTCGCGAGGCTTATGCCAGATATGATGGTAATAGGACTTACCGGGATTTCTTGGCTGTTCGTCGATTTATCAAGTGCAATTTTGGATTGTATGATAATATGGTTGATGTAGATGAGAATTGGAACTTTCATTTTGAGTTTGTTGGTTGTCCGCTAAGGGGGGAATGTAAAGGTTTCAATGTTATCTGTAATCCAAAGTTTAACAGTAAATTGTCGGATAGACAGCTTGAGATAATGCGGTTATGCTACGAAGGAGTTCCAGATAAAGAGATAGCAGACCGGATGTTCCTCTCTACTCATACTGTGATCAACCACCGTCGTAACAGCTTTAAAAAATTGGGTGTTCACTCAATGGCGGAATTCAACCGGTATGCAGTGGACAAAGGATTATTTAGAACGAATGATTAACATATAACACAACACGATTATGGACACATCAAAGAATACTAACAATATTGCCGGTTGGGAAATAGCAGTAGCTTTTATTCTCTGTTTTATTACCATTGCTATTCAACACTATTTTACCAGTTTCTGGGGATGTTTAGCTTCGGCCTTTTTCCTCTTGATAGATGCGGCTTGGATTATAAACATGGGACGATTAAAAAGGGAAAGCCATGACGGACAAAGCGTATCTGATTAAGAATATGTTGATGTACCAAGCCGAACTTGGAGCTGCGGTACAGCGCAAATATGATCATCCAGCATTGGACCTAATTACTCAACGTGAAGCTTTCTTTTTTTTGAAAGAACGGGATACTGCCTATGGTGGTGAGTTCACACATGGTCAGGCATGGGTTAAAAGAATGACGAGAGAAGGCAAGTTGAATCCGAAGCGTCGGGGGAAAAGTGATAACTCTCCGTTGATGTATTCTAAGGCCGAGATGATTGCCTTATGGAATGCGGAGTATATGGAAATAAACGAGATATTTAGAGGAATAAAATTATAAAAGAGATATGAAAGTAGTCTATAAATATCCTTTAGCATTAGAGGACAAACAGACGATAGAGATACCAATTAGTTCTCAAATATTATGTGTTCAAACACAGTTTAATAAACCTTGCATTTGGGCTATAGTCGATCCTTCTTTACCTTCTAAGGAAATAAAGATTGAAATCTATGGAACAGGTGGAAGTATTACAAATCCATATCCTGATCATTTACGGTATATTGGAACATTCCAAATTAATGGTGGATATGAAGTATATCATGTGTTCTTGAATGAATTAGTGCAGGTTCCAATTAAATAAAAAATTATGAAACTTACAAAAGAAGAAGATCAAGTAGTTTGCAAGTTTTTAAAGGATATTGCGGATGAAGGTGGGGAACAGCTATTAAAGTTAACTATGTTTATGTTGCTTAAATGGTCGGAAGAAGCCATTAGAGTAAATGCGGGTGAAATTGCATTAGCTCAGGTGATCAATCACAAAGGCGAACAATATAATACCCGAATGACTATCCAATATTCAAAGGTAGGGGAAAAAACTCTTGAAGAGCGGGCTTATGAGTTTGTGGACTGTATGCTTTCTACTGGAACAGATAATTGCGATATTCGGGAAAAGCTAAAGAAAGCCGTATTAGCTGGGTATAATTTACACCGTGAAGATTTTGACGACAATTAGGTCCGATTTTTCAGTTTTGGAGAAAAACATTTATAAACTAATATTTAATACAGCACGATTATGACAACAATTAGAGTAATGAAGTTGGTTCTTGTCAACTTCAAAGGTCAAAAGCATTTGGAAGTTAATTTTAATCCGGATGTAACTTATATTACAGGTGATAATTCAACAGGTAAGACAACTATCATGGATGCCTTTTTGTGGGTTCTGTTTGGAAAGGATAGCCAGAACCGGGCGGACTTCAATATTAAGACTCTGGATTCAGAGGGAAAGGCTATCCATAAATTAGAACATGAGGTTACTGCTGTTATTGATGTTGATGGTATTCAAACGACATTCCGGCGTTGCTATAAAGAAAATTGGGTAAAGAAGCGCGGAGCTGTTGAACCTGTTATGGATGGTCATAGTGTAGATTATTTTGTAGATGATGTACCGCTTGGGAAACGTGAATATGACCGTCGTGTATCCGATATTTGCCCAGAAGCACTTTTCCGACAGATAACTAATCCTGCCTATTTCCCTTCATTAAAAATGCAGGATCAGCGGGTTATGTTGTTTGATATTGCAGGGAATATAACTAATGAAGATGTTTTGAAAACTCTGGTTACAGATGAAAACAAAGATGTTTATGCTCCTCTGGTTGAAGCATTGAATTCCCGCAAATCATTAGATGACTTCAAAAAGCAGACCGTATCGCAGAAAAACTTAATCAAAAAAGAGGTATCAGATATCCCTGGTCGTATTGAGGAAAACAACAGGAATATGCCGGAAGCGCAAGATTGGGAGGCTATACGTGCTCAAATTTCAGTGAAAAAAGCACAGATACAGGATTATGATGCTCAAATAGCGGATTTTTCCAAGGCGGCAGAGAATGTATCTGCTCATAAAAGCTCTTTGCGTACGCAGATTAACGACAAATTGAACCGTATTGATGTATTAAAGCGGGAAGTTCGAAAGGCTGCGAATGAAGAATATGAAACCTGGTATTTGTTGTTGCAGGATAAAAAAGGTGAACTATCACGCGCTGAAAGTAAGGTTAACTCTCTTTCCGGTACTATTGAGTATCAGAAAAAAGAGGTGAATGTTTTACATCAACAAAAACAGGAGCTTTTGACGGTTTATCGTCAGTTACAAAGTGAAGAGTTTTCTATCAATGAAGATGAATTGGTATGTCCTACTTGTGGTCGCCAGTTTGAAGGGGATGAGTATATTTCCCGGCTTGAGCAGATGAAAAGCGGTTTCAATAACAGGAAAACAACGAAAATAGAGGCAAATGTTAATGAAGGAAAACGTTTGGCCGGACGTATCTCTAAAGCCGAATCGCTTATTTCCGAAACAGAGCAAAAATTGTCCGAAACAGTGAAGTTGAAAGATGATCTGCAAAGAGAGATTGAGCAGATGGAAAACCATAAACCGGAGCAGGTTCGACTAGAAGATACAGAAAAATTACTTTCCGAAAATGCAGAATATCAATCCTTGCAAAAGCAGATAACGGAATGGAAAGAAGACTTGAATAAACCTTATTCTGTTACTGATACCTCTGATTTGATGAGTAAGAAAAATGCTCTTCAACTTGAAATTGATTCTTTGAATAGAGAACTTGCCAAAGAGGACCAGATAATTCGTACAACTAAACGTAATGAAGAACTGGAACAACAATTACGTTCCATGCAACAAGAGATTGCCGACTGTGAGCAGATTGAAATGAGCATTCTTGAATTCATGAAAGCTAAGGTTTCAATGGTTGAGCAACGGATTAATTCAACGTTTTCTTATGTTAAGTTTAAGATGTTTGACAAACAAGTTGATGGAACGGAATATGATACCTGTGAATGTATGGTGGATGGAACTCCATACAGTGATTTGAATACAGCAAAGAAAATGAATGCAGGTATTGACATTATCAATGCTCTTTGTCGAGCAAAAGGTGTGACGGCTCCTATCTTTTTGGATAATAGGGAAAGTGTATCAGAGTTGATCCCCTGTCCTTCTCAATTGATAAACTTAATGGTACAGAGAGGTTCTAAATTAACAATCAATTAATATTTAACACGACACGATTATGACACATGCAAATCAAGGGCAAATGTTCACCCAAAACGGGCAACAGCCCACACAACAAGTACAACAGCCAGCACAGGTACAGCAATCTGTTGCGGTAGCACAAAAAGATGTAGTTGATAACGTTCTGGCTAAGATTACCAAGTTTGAAGAAACTGGAGAACTGGTTCTTCCGTCTAATTATTCGGCAGCCAATGCCTTGAAATCTGCCTGGCTGATTTTGCAAGAGACAGTTGATCGTAATAATAGACCGGTATTAGAAACCTGTTCAAAAGAAAGTATAGCCAATGCTTTGCTGGATATGGTTGTTCAAGGTCTTTCCCCAGTAAAAAAGCAATGTTATTTCATTGCTTATGGAACGAAGTTACAGTTAATGCGTAGTTATCTTGGGACTTTGGCGGTAGCAAAACGCGTTGCCGGAGTGAAAGTAGCTGCTGCAAACTGTGTATATGAAGGTGACAAGTTTGTATATAATATTGACCCGGCAACTGGTTTAAAAAGGATTGTAGAGCATTCTCAGTCGTTGGATAATTTGGATGTGAATAAGGTCAAAGGAGCGTATGCAATACTTGGTATGGAAGATGGTCGGATTGTGGTTGAAATCATGAACATCAATCAAATTAAACAGGCATGGATGCAAGGAGCTACAAAAGGTTCATCCCCTGCTCACAAAAACTTCTCCGATGAAATGGCGAAAAAGACTGTCATAGGGCGTGCTTGTAAGCTGTTGATTGGTATGTCTGATGATGCGGCCTTGTTCGATGAACCGGACGATACTGAAAGAGATACTATTGCAGAACAACGTAATGAACAACTTGCCGATAACGCAAATAAAAAGAAGTTGGGAAATATTGAAGATGCAAAGTTTGAGGAAGTGAAAAATACTACTGATGGGGGACGACAAAACATTTCGACGGTACAGCCTACTCCGGCTCCTGCATCAGTTCAACCGGAAACGAAAGTTAGTCAACCGATAAACGACCCGTATTAATGGCGAAAAACGAATATGTTAGGGACGGCCAGATAACAGACTTCAACGATTTGTTTGAATTGGCAGAAGAGAAGAAGCCTGTTATCTGGGTGGCTGGATTTAGAGTAAAAAAAGATTTTGTTCGTCCGGCAGCATTTTTCTTGCAATGGCCACTTGCCAAATTGCGTAACACTCAATTATACAGAGCAAAAAAAATCGAACATGGAACTGAAAGTCTTAAATAGTAATAGTCAAGGAAACTGCTACCTGTTGTTCGGTCGGGATGAGATTTTGATCATAGAGGCAGGCATTAAGTTTAGCGAAGTAAAGAAGGCTCTAAACTATAATATAGGCAATATTGTGGGTTGCCTGATAACTCATGAGCACAATGATCATGCCGGTTACTATTTGGAATATTTGGAATATGGTTTCCCGGTTCTTTCTCCCGAAGCTGTGTGTAAGAACAAAGGAAATGTGGCAATACTTCCGTTCTCTAAAGTAGTACAACCAGGCAAGGGCTACAAGGTTGGTAATTTTAAGGTCATCCCTTTCGAAGTACAGCATGATGTTCCTGCTTTAGGATACCAGATCGATCATCCGGATATGGGTAGGCTCGTATTTCTCACTGATACGTTTTATTGTGAATATACGTTCGATAATGTTACTACCTGGCTGATTGAAGCGAATTATGCGGATGACATTTTGGATAGGAATATAGCAGACGGGCGTATGCCGCCATCTATGCGCTCTCGGTTACTAAAGTCCCACATGGAACTTGAAACAACTAAAGGCATATTGCGGGTAAATGACTTGACGAATACGCAGAATATCGTACTCATTCATTTGAGCGACGGTAATTCTGATGAAACAAGGTTTGTCAGGGAGATTGCCGGATTGACGGGGAAGCCGACAATTGCGGCAAAAAAAGGTGTTGAACTATGGATAGGCAAATTACCCTATTGAAATGAATACGATTAGGTTTGAAAAGGTAAATGGAGTCTTGCATGCTAAGGCTTTGACGCTGGCACTTTCTTTGCTCGGCAATGGTATTTATGCAGCCACAATAAAAAAGGTCAGAAAGCCGCGCTCAAATGACCAGAACGGCTATTTATGGGGTTGTGTATATCCGTTGATGCTAAGAGGGCTTATAAATGCAGGTTGGGAGTTTACGAGTGATGCACAGGTACATGAATATTTCAAAAAACTGTTTACTGCAGAGCAGGTGGTTAACCGAGATACAGGGGAAATAATCGAGTTTCCTTCATCCACAGCATTAATGGATACCCTAACCTTTAAAACCTATACGGATAAGTTAAGAGAATACGCATTTGAATACCTGGGGATGGATATTCCGGAACCGGATAAATATTGGAAGTTACATGAAAAACGTACCTGACTACATACTGAAAGAGTTGGTTCGATTGCTTCCTGTGCTGATTGATAATATTGATGTTGATGGAAGGAATACCCGGTTGTACAATGCAGTGAGATTAGTCAAAATATTGATAAAGAAAATTTCAAAAATAATTGATTATGGCAGATAAATCATGGTTTCAGTGTAAGACACATTATCAGAAGATGGCTGATAATGGTTCGGAAAAAAGAGTGAGTGAAACTTATCTCGTGGATGCCTTATTATGGGGCGAAGCAGAGACCCGTATAACAAAAGAACTTCAACCGTTTGTAAAAGCCGGAGAAGAATTATTTATTGATGATATTGCCCGTTTCCCCATTGATCGCATTCTGGAAGAAGGAGCTACAGAGCTTGATGATCGATATTATAAGGTTGTACAGGCATTCATTACTGTTAATGAGGACACAGGGGAAGAAAGACGGACTAATTACAAGTATTTGGTTCGGGCTTCTGATACAGAGCGCGTACAGGAAGTTATGAAGGAATACAATAAAGATTCCATAGGTGATTGGATTATTGTTAGCATTCAGGAGACAACAATAATGGATGTGTATTACTATTCTTCGGAAGGTGCTATTGTTGATATTCTTGATCAGCATTCGGATATATCCCCTGTATGTCATTTGTACAGAGATCGTTTCAAAGAAAGTGCAGCTGATAAGATTATAATGGGCCAGTGCCGTGATTTTGTAGAACGGCTTTGCGAAAGGGATGGTAAGGCTATCAATATCCGTAAACGTACCTTGGCCTTAATTAAATCAGGTGTTGAGAATAAGTTTGACGAAGAACAGTTGAAGGACTCTATCTATTCGCTGTTATCCCAGCATATACAGTCTGAGTTTTTTAGTTCAGTTATTGCATTCTATCTGGGGTGCTTGCAGCATTGGCTCGATTATGTAGAGGAAAATTACAATACTTGGCGTGAGTCATTTATTGATGCTGATACCGGAGAAGCTGTGTGGATTACCAGGGCAGAGAAAAAAGTGTAATAATGGTGGTAGGCGGGGAAGCCCGCTTACCTTTAAACTGATAATTGCATGAAAACATGAACAATTATTTTCCTCATGATAGCAATGCAAGGAATTCCGATAAGCTTATTCCATTAAGGATTAAGAAGGGGGCAGAAGGTTATGGCGTTTATTTTATGATTTTGGAACGTCTGCGTGAGGAACCGGATTATACGAGCATTAAAGATTATAATACATTAGCCTTTGATTTTCGTGTAGGTTCAGACATTGTGAAGTCGGTTGTTGAAGAATTTGGGCTATTTCAATTTACCGAAGATGGTAAGCGGTTTTACTCCGAAGGTTTTACGACGAGGATGCAGAAAAAGGATGAGAAATCAAATAAAGCCAGAGAATCAGCCCGGAAAAGATGGGAAAATAAGCAAACGCATAGTAAACCGGATGCGAACGCATTGCAAACGCAAAGTGAACCGGATGCAAGTAAAGGAAAGGAAACTAAACTAAAGGAAACTAAAGGAGAGAATGAAGATAAAAACATTCTCCCAAATGGATATTCCCAAGAAGATGTTCCAGTTCCTTTGCCAGAATGTAAATCTGCATTGATAGCAGATATTGCTTGGATGGAAACAATTTGCATGAATAACTATATCCCACCAGAAAAACATCAAGAGAAGTTGGATGAGTTTTTCCGCAAATTGGAAAATGAGAAAGTTACTTATAAATCAGTGAAAGATGCTGTTCAGCATTATTCAAATTGGTTGAAAAATGAATTAAGTAGAGAGCAACGCTATGGACAAAAGATCAAATCAGGCGATAATGGAACTGAAAGAAAACGTAGGATCGTTGAAAAGTTTCAGTCTACCGCCGGTGGAAGTACCGAAACAGGAAAGAGTTCGGAATTTAGTAACCCTGTATGGTGATAAAAAGCGGTTTGGGGCTGCATTCAATCCTTCTTTGCAGAAAGCAATAGCTCGGAATTTAGAACGTGCCTATGTCGGTAAAGCTCCAACATTAGCAGTAGTAAAAGAAGCTTTTGGAATTGACCCTGCAGAAGGTTGGATTATGGCGCAACTGGAAGATTTGAATGAATTTGCCGGGGTTGCGGTGAAAATGAGTCCTGGCCAGATGGAAGAAACATCCCGACTTATTTTGCAGGAATATCCATATTTCAAAGTGACGGAGTTTATGCTATTCATGCATCGCTTTAAATGTGGTAAATATGGGGCGTTGTATGGGGTTGTAGACCCTTTGGTGATAATGCAGGCCCTTTTTCAGTTTGCGTCAGAGAGACGGGATGAATTAGCCTTCTACGAGAACCGTGAACGTGAGCGGAAAAAACAGGAGGAACGAGAGAAATGGCAAAGTAGCCAAACGGCAATGAGCTATTCGGAATGGAAGAATAGCAAGGAAAAATAAAATATTTAGTATATAACACATTAACACAACACGATTATGACAACGATTTTAAAAAACATTGTAGTACCGACAGGTAATATCCTGATCGTACAAGGAGAAAATGGTAGAGAACTGGAATGTCTCTCAATTGGCGACTATGGAAAACATGCCAATATTAAAGCTGATTTTCTTGGATTATCCGATGAAATTAACGGTGTAAAGGCTGATACCATTATGCCTCTGACAGAAAAGTGGGTGATTACAATCTCGACACAGTACGGTTGTTCAATGCGTTGTAAGTTTTGTGATGTGCCGAAGGTCGGATCTGGCTATAATGCGACAAAACATGACTTATTGATGCAAGTAGAGGCAGCATTGAGTCTACATCCGGAAATTACCGAGACAAAACGCCTGAATATCCATTATGCCAGAATGGGAGAGCCAACATTTAACTGGGAAGTTCTTCATGCTACAAGAGAGTTGAAAAATTTAGTTAGTTTGTATCTGGGTGATAGTCTCATTCATCCCGTAATATCGACGATGATGCCGGAATATAATGGCTATCTGCTGTCTTATTTGCTTGAGTGGTGTGAATTGAAAAATGTAGTTTTCAATGGCGACGCAGGTCTGCAGCTCTCGATCAATTCAACCAATGACAAAGAGCGCGAAGATATGTTTTCCGGAAATACTAAGTCTCTTAGTAAGATTTCCGATATCGCAGATAAGTTGCCGGACCCGGTCGGCAGAAAGTATGCTTTGAATTTTGCATTATGTGGTTATGAGGTTGATGGTGAAAAATTGGCAAGCCTATTTGACCCTAATAAATTCATGTGTAAGATAACTCCGATGCACGAAACTTCTGCGTGTAAAGAACGTGGCCTGATCACAGCTGATGGGTATAACTGTTATTATCCATATCGGGAAGCAGAAGAGAGCTTAAAGGCTGTAGGCTTCGATACGCTAGTGTTTATTCCTTCTCAGGAAGAGGACGAAAGCCGTATTACTTGCGGAAATGCGATATTGTCTGATAAAAAATGCGGTAAGTTATGGTAAGTCTATTGTACATTGACCTGTTTTGTGGTGCCGGGGGCACTTCGACGGGAGTTGAACTTGCCAAAGATGAAAACGGCCAGAAGTTGGCTAAGGTCATTGCTTGCGTAAACCATGATGCGAACGCAATAGCATCGCATGCCGCAAATCATCCGGATGCATTGCATTTTACCGAAGATATCCGGACATTGGAACTTTCCCCGTTGGTTGAACATGTAAAAGAAATGCGTCGGAAGTATCCGGAAGCAGAAATTGTATTGTGGGCTTCGTTGGAGTGTACCAATTTTTCAAAAGCAAAGGGCGGACAGGCGCGTGACGCCGATAGCCGGACGCTGGCAGAGCACTTGTTCCGCTATATTGATGCTATTGATCCGGATTACATTCAAATTGAGAATGTGGAAGAATTTATGTCTTGGGGTGAGGTAGATGAGAATGGAAAGCCTGTTAGTATGGATAAAGGGAAAAGTTACCAACGCTGGGTACGCAATGTGAAAAGGTACGGGTATAATTTCGATCACCGTATTCTCAATGCTGCGGATTATGGGGCTTATACCAGCAGGAAACGATTTTTCGGTCAGTTTGCGAAAAAAGGACTACCTATTGTATGGCCGGAACCGACACATTGCAAATGTGGCGAACAAACTTTGTTCGGCTCTCTGCAGAAGTGGAAGCCGGTAAAGGATGTTTTAGACTTTGAAGATGAGGGAACAAGCATATTTACCCGGAAAAAACCATTATCCGAAAAAACTTTGGAGAGAATATACGCGGGGCTGGTTCGCTTTGTCGCTGGTGGTAAAGATGCTTTTCTTTCTCGATACAATACCGTTCGTCCGCAAGATACATGTAAATCGGTTGATGACCCCTGCGGAGTTCTCACCACAAACAACCGGTTTGCAAAAGTTGAGTGTCATTTTCTGTCAAAGTATTTTTCTGGTCATCCCGACAGCAAGAATATTCCTGTTACCAGTCCGGCTCACACAGTCAAATGTAAGGATAATCATGCGCTGGTTAGCGCTAAGTTTCTTGCGGCCTATTATGGAACAGGGGATAATGTAAGACAGATAGATAAACCTTGCCCTACGGTGTCTACTAAAGATAGGTTCAATTATGTTTCTCCTAAATTCCTTTGTTCGTACAATTTCAATGATGCAGGGAAAGATGTTAATGTACCTTGTCCGACATTACTAACAAAGGACAGGCTCTCGCTTGTAAGCCCGTTCTTCATGAACTACTATTCCGGTGGTGGTCAACATTCTGGTTCAAATGAACCTTGTCCGGCTGTTATGACTGTTCCAAAGCAACGCCTTGTTTCTCCGGTTTTTATTGATCAACAATTCGGGCAAAGCAAACCGGCAGGAACCGACCAGCCTCTGGGCTGTGTAACGGCCAATCCGAAATACAATCTTGTGAGCTGCCGGCCCTGGGTAATGAATACCAACTTCGGGAATGTCGGCAGCGGGATAAATGACCCAGCCCAGGTGGTTACGGCTAACCGGAAATGGCACTACTTGCTTAACCCACAATTTGCAGCTGCATCCGGTTGTAAAGTCGATAACCCTTGTTTTACACTGATTGCAAAAATGGATAAAAAGCCTCCGTATTTGGTCAATGCAACAAATCAGATTGACGAAAAGTCTATACCTCCATTTGTCCGAATAGATAACGATGGAAATGTAGTCATTGAAATATACGAAGACGATAGTGAGATTTTGGTGAAGATAAAGGAGTTTATGGTTCTCTATCAGATAGTAGATGTTTTGATGAGAATGCTTAAAATCCCCGAATTAATGCGCATTATGGGATTTCCTGAAAACTATATTTTGATTGGTAATCAATCACAAAAGAAAAAGTTCATCGGAAACGCGGTTGAGGTGAATATGGCTCGTGTCCTATGTGAGGCATTAGGTAGAAAATTGTTGGAACTTAAACAAGTCGCTTAATATGAAAATAAATGTGTTTAGAACTCAAGCTAAAATTGGTTCATTGGTTCGGTATAAAGGTAAAGTATATGTGCTTGCTGATCTTGATAAGAACAATAATACTGTATGCCTCCATCCGCATACATGGATAAGATGTACAGAAGTTGAACTATTAACTCCGTGAAAGATATGACAAAGGGCGAACTTCATGCGCGTATCAGTCGGATAAACACGAAGCTGGATGTGAGTGTACGCAGGAAAGATTATTACACTGCTGTAGCCCTGGTACAGAAAAGGGCTGAATATATGAAAATGTTAATCAACAAAAAGTAGTAGTCATGGAAAAATTGAAATATAAAGTAAGGGAACATGTTTTTGTGCTTGTCAATGGTGTAATTAAAGATGGTTATGTCATCGGTCGTACTGAAACTATTACTGGTATCCCTTGCTATAAAGTCTCATTCATTGATGAGGACTATGCAATAAAAGAACAGGTGTTTTTGGAGGAAGATTTGCATTCTTCAATCCCTATGTTATTTGTAAAATTGGAAAATGAATATATGGATTCACTTAGAGATTATGAAAATAACGACCCGCTTAATTTTCTGATCAAAGAGTGTTCTGATAAATACGGTGTGTGATATGAATATGAATGTTATTTATAATTCAGAATGCCTATTAGGTCTGGAACGTTTACCGGACGATTGCGTAAATTGTTGTGTAACATCACCTCCATATTACGGATTGCGAGACTATGGAAATGACGCGCAGATAGGGCTTGAAGCGACACCGGAAGAATATATTAAAAAGTTAGTGAAAGTGTTCCGGGAGGTTCGAAGAGTGTTAACGGATGACGGTACTCTTTGGGTGAATATTGGCGATAGCTATGCCGGTTCCATGAAAGGCGCAGCTCAATTTCCAGACAATGCGATGAATTATAAGCAGGGAACAAACCGGGGAACACTTGGTAAGGCTACATTAGTAAAACAATGTACAAACTGTAAGCCAAAAGATTTGATCGGTATTCCTTGGATGCTTGCGTTCGCGCTTAGGGCAGATGGTTGGTATTTGCGTCAGGATATTATTTGGAGCAAACCTAATCCGATGCCGGAGAGTGTTCGAGACCGTTGCACCAAATCCCATGAATATATCTTCCTGTTGAGTAAGTCCCGATCGTATTACTTCGATACTGATGCTATAAAAGTTCCGGCACGTGAGTCTACAATCCGCAGAATAAAGCAGGATGTCGATAACCAAGTAGGATCCTCTCGTTCGCTGAAAGCAAACGGTAACATGAAAGCTGTTATTGGTGGCCGCAAAAGGAACTTTGCTGACATGCCGGAAGATGACCCGATGTATCGAGCCAATACAAACCGTGAGTATGAATATACGGACAAAGCGAATAAACGTTCTGTCTGGGAAGTAAGTACATCGGCCTTCCATGATGCTCATTTTGCAGTGTTTCCCCCGGCTCTTATCGTTGACTGTATAAAAGCTGGATGCCCGGAAGATGGCGTTGTTCTTGACCCGTTTATGGGTTCTGGAACAACAGCAATCGTTTCACGGAAACTGAACCGCAATTATGTAGGATTTGAAATAAACAAAGACTATGTGCGGTTGGCTGAAAATAGAATAAAAAAAGAGTTAGGAATATTTCAATAACTGAATAGAAATGAAAGTAATAGTCACATTCAGCGGAGGTAAAGATAGTCTTGCGTCTCTGCTTTGGGTACGTAATAACCTAACAAAAGATTTTATCACAGTGTTTTGTGATACTGCTTGGGAACACCCGTTGACTTACCAATATATTGAAGAGATATGCCGACAGCTTGATTTGAACTTTGTCACGATCAAGTCAAAAAAGTTTGATGGAATGGTTGGCTTGGCACAAAAGAAGTCTCGTTGGCCGTCTTCGCAACGACGGTTCTGCACGTCTGAATTGAAAACAATCCCAATGATAGATTATGTCCTTGATGAAATAAACGATGATATTTTGATGATACAGGGTATACGTGCTGCAGAAAGTGCTAAGCGCGCAGAAATGCGAAAACAATGCACCTACTTCAAATATTATGTGCAGCCGTACGGGAAAGATAAACATGGAAAAGACAAATTTCATACTTATCGACGTAAAGACGTGTTGGAATTTAGGTCAAAACATTCTGATGATCTTTTGCGACCTGTATTCGACTGGTCGGCGCAACAAGTGATAGACTATATTCTTGACAATGGATTACAACCTAATCCTTTATATCGAATGGGGTATAAACGGGTAGGATGTTATCCATGCATAATGGCTTCGCAACAAGATATGTATAATATTAGTGTTCAAGACCCTAACAGGATTGAATACATTGCAAGCCTTGAACAACAACTAAATAGTAGTTTTTGTGGGCCGGATAAGATTCCATCCAAATACTACAAAGGCTCATATCCGCTTATTGACGATATCGTTCGCTATGTGCAAGGAAAGCGGTTGACCGGTTCCCTTTTTGACGATGATGATGTAGCAACGAGTTGCATGAGTTATTATGGACTTTGTGAATAAATAATAGAACGATATGACTAAGAGAGAGGCGAAAATATTGGCGTTAAATGTATTTGCTGATAGTGCAGACATTCTTATTGAACTGGATTGTGTATCTGATGCCATCCGTTCAACCAAAGATTGTGATTTGATTAATGTGGCTTTTAATGAACTGGCCACCAGTTTAAAGAAAAGAGCAGATAAGTTGAAAAAAAATAATTGAATCATGAAACAGAAAGAAATTGAACATAAATACAATGAAATGGTATCGACAATTGAAGATGCCCAAATGTATGATGGACGTAATACGGTGGATAGATATACCTGTGATATTTGCAATAAAATTATTTTCACCACATACAAAGATAAAGGGGTAACACCTTTCACAATTCAATGTAAAAAATGCGGTGGGACTATGTATCACGACAAGACTTATGAAAAAAGTACGGTGCCGAACTATGTGTATGTCGAAGATTGGGTAAGACCAACGCTTGAACAAACTTTACAAATGTCTGACGGAATGATAGAACACGTGCTTAATGGTGGTTTGATTCTTGAAGCTGATTTAATCCATAGGAGTTGCAACAAATGAGAAAGAAAAAAGAAAACATGAGAGTCTATGTGCTTATGCTCTCAAAAGAGTTCCCGAAAGATCATCCGAAAGCCGGACAACCGACACGCTTTCGATGCAAGTTCCTTATGGGACGGAAATTTAGCGAAGCCTGTACATGGGCCTGTACTTATGATGGAACGGAAAATACTCGAAGGAGTTGCTCTAGGAATGCAATTGTTGAAGATGGTAAATCATGGAATTCCCCCAAAATACATACCATTCGTACTAATTTGGAACGTTGGATGAAGATCATGCAGAAAGTTCAAGAGGGGAAGGCTCTTATTTCTGTTCGTCAATGGAAAGGTAGGCCATACGAAAAAGGAAATGTTCAGGTTGAAATAGCCCGATTGGGAAAAGATGATGGAGTAGGACTACAAACATTGAGTGTCATGGAGTACACCGATGCTGACGATGGGATAAAACGTGCTGTTTATTGTATCGACGGAAAACCAATGCCGATGCTTACACTGAAACAGATCGCAGAGAACGACGGGCTAACAGTTGAGGACTGGAAAGCATGGTTTACCGGAATGACATTTGACAAGCCGTTGCCGATTATTCACTTTACAAGTTTCAGATATGGCGGACAAGAAGGATGATGGATTGAAGTTGACCGGTCCCGAATTGCAGGTCGAACTCCTGAAAAGGATGGGTTACAGGGAAGAGTCCCGGAAGTGTGAAAATTGTAAGCATTATGTAGGGGTTTATGGTACTACTTCTGAATGCTTACTGATACCTATTATGCAAATGAAAGTGAGCGGTGATGGTTATTGTGACTATCATAAATTTAATGGTGAAAGCAAATAAAATTTTGGGAGGGGGGACTATAGGGGGGAGGGGGCTTTTCTAACTCCCTTCCTTCTTCTGTAAAATAACTGATAAAAAGTAGTGAAAAATATGATTGTAGGAAATAGAAAAAAATACAACTTGGTTATTGGAATTGATACCGGGGTTCATACAGGAATTGCTACATGGAATGTGGCTTCAAGAAAGTTTGAATTGATAGCAACGACTTCTATACACAAAGCGATCATGTATGTGCAAAGTATGTTTGACACACATGGATGTAAAGTGTTGGTTCGTATTGAAGATGCTCGTCTTAGAACATGGTATCAATCGAATTATAAATCGAGGGATGAGGAAAGAAAGATGTTGCAGGGTGTTGGTTCAGTTAAACGGGATGCCAAAATATGGGAAGACTTTCTAACTGACATTGGAATACCTTTTGAAATGACGCATCCAAAGAATTCCGTAACAAAACTCAATGATTTGTCATTTAGGAAGTTGACGAAATATAACAAGCGAACCAGTGAACATTCAAGAGATGCTGCTATGCTCGTATTTGGTTATTAACCAATCTTTTCACAATTAAAAAGAGGTTTAATAAACCATGTTTGTATATATTTGCCAAACAGTTACAAATGTTACATCATAAAAATTAGTTTGGCAAATGGAAAGTTTAGAGACTTATCAAGGTTGGTTGTTGATCGCTGGTTATTTTGCAGCGATGATTGTACTGGTGTTATTCCTTCGAAAACGAGAAAAGACAAAAGAGGAATTTTTGGTTGCGAATCGATCTATGCCGTGGTTACTCACGGCTTTTTCAATGGCTGCAACCTGGGTGTGGGCTCCGTCGATGTTTGTTGCATCGGAGAAAGCATACACACAAGGTATTGCCGGGGTGTTCTGGTTTGTTGTTCCGAATGTATTAACGTTAATTTTGTTTGCATTTTTCGCTAATAGGATGAGGAAGTTACGACCGGAAGGTTGGACGTTCTCGGATTATATACGTGAAAAGTATTCGAATCGTTGTCATACGCTGTATCTGATTGAATCGTTCGGTCTACAGACGATGAGCTTTGCGGTTCAGCTTTTGGCTGGGGCTACTATCTTCTCAAAAATTACGGGTATATCGTTTACTGCAACAACTGTTGTAATGGCGGTATGCCCGTTGATATATACTTTTACTTGTGGCATACGAAGCAGCATAATAACAGACTTTTGGAAAATGCTATGGATTGTGATTGTCCTACTGGCCGGATTACCTATCATGCTATCGAATGCTGGACCGGACACGTTGATAAAAGGTCTGGGAGGTATTACCGGTAACTTCGGTAGTTTATTCTCCGATACGGGGATAATGGTTGCTCTGTCGTTCGGTATCCCTACAACTATCGGTTTATTGTCCGGTACGTTCGGTGATCAGATGTTTTGGCAACGAGTTTTCTGTGTTAAAGTTGACAAGGTAAAAGAAACGATGATTGCGGCCGCTGTGATATTCGCCGTCGTTCCTATTTCTTTGTCCGTATTTGGCTTTATCGCATCCGGTGCAGGTATTTATATGGCCGACACACAACTTGTCAATGTGGGGGCTGTAATAGCCTTTTGTCCGAAATGGTTCCTGTACCTGTTCTTCGTCCTGATATTGGCCGGATTAATATCAACGGTAGACAGCATTATTTGTGCCGTTAGTTCGGTTGCCGGACATGATGTAGTAACCCGTTTATCTCTTAATGAAAAATGGCATGAAAGAATACAGAACAACACTCTGTTATTTATCCTTTTTGCGAATGAGGTACGCACAGCTCGGTTCGCTATGATAGCCGTTACGGTAGCTGCTATCCTAATAGCAAACATTCCTGGTTTGACAATCCTGTATCTTTTCCTGCTATATGGTACGCTCCGGTCATCGGTGATGTTACCGACAGTGTTCGCGATACTGGGTAAGCGGATGACGGAGAAAGGTTTGTTCTACGGTATTCTTACAAGTATGGTGGTCGGGCTTCCGGTATTCGCTTATGGAAACCTGGTTGGTAATATTCCTCTGATTGTAGCCGGTTCGCTCTTCACTATTCTTGCATCTGGATTGATTGCATTGGATTATAAGCGGGAAACTGTGATATTGAATAGAAGTGCAGTATTTGATGCAAGCGGGACTCTGACTATGAAAATTAGCGTACAATGTGGAGATGCAAAGAAGTTTATACAAGAGGTTGCGAATGACTTTTCCGCTGCTGAAAAAGCTATTTGTAAGGCGGATGCTTCATACCGAAGAATGCAGGATTATATGTCAAAAACCGGTTTAATGATTGAAATAAGGCAAGCGAATGAAAAAGTTAAGTAAGGTTGAAAAATATATTATCGCCATATCCGACCCGGAAGAGTACAATGTATTCGTGTGTCCAGAGCATGGTGTTTATGCGATAAGAAAGGGTGATAAGAATAACACTGCATGTTCGTATTGCCAGAAGCAAGGGGAAAAGCTGGACAACCAGCAGGATTTATTCAATCAGTACAGAAAGGAGTTGACGCTATGCGACAAATAGTATTTGTTCTATTGCTGGCTGTTCTGGCTATTTCCTGGACACATGCACAAGTCTATGACGGTATTACGCAACCAACGCGGTTCCGGCTGTTTATGCCGGTCACTGCATCATTGGAAGGGAGAGGAACAACCGTCGCTCCTTTTGTCGGTTATCGGGCAGATGTTACCGGCTGGCTTTCGTTTACTCCGGTCTTGCAATACAATATGTCATCCGAAGCTGTTACCGCCGGTATATGGGTGAATGCCAGCTATCGGAAGCGGTTCTACTTGCTTGCCAGGTCGATGTATAACACAAAAGTCAGATTGTTTACCGAAACATTGTCCGGTACCGTAAAACTCCCGGCTGGCTTTATGATAGATGCAACCTGGGATAACATGTATAACGGTCGAACATTTTGTGACGGTGACCGTCTGCAGGTGGTTGGCGGCTGGGATTATCGCTGCATTGTGCTAAATGCTGGATACTCGCTACGGGCGTGTTCCGGCTTTGTAGCAAACCTCCGGTTTAAGGTGACTAAATACAACTGGCTACAACTGAAATACGATGAAGGTGCAAAAGCTTTCATTACGAGCGTAGCATTACAATTCGATGAGCTATGAAAACGGTTTTAGGTAAAAAACAAAGTTCGTCACAGACTGACTGGCTCCGTGTATTCTCCAATATCGAGCAGTTTGTATCAAAACAGGAAACGGACAATCTGATTGATCGGCTGGTCGAACAAGTGAAACCGTTTGTCCGTGGAAAACATGTGGCTTATGGATGGAGTGGGGGAAAAGATAGTATCGCTCTTGGCTTCGTGATGGAGCAGGCCGGAGTACATGAATGTTTGCTTGGTCGTTGTAATCTGGAATATCCGGCCTTTATGCAATGGATTGACAAGCATAAGCCTGCCGGGTTGGAAGTAATAAATACAGGGCAGGATATTAAATGGCTGGTTGCACATCCCGAAATGCTTTTCCCGAATGATTCTTCTTTGGCTGCAAAGTGGTTTAGCATTGTTCAACACCGGGCGCAGGATATCTATGTGAAGAAGCACAATGTAGATATTCTTTGCCTCGGTCGAAGAATACAAGATGGTAACTATGTAGGTCCCGGTGGAATTTACACTAATACGAGAGGTATCACCCGTTTTTCTCCTATTGCTGAAACTAAACATGAGGAAATTCTTGCAATCATTCATTATTACCATCTTTCTATACCGCCAATTTATATGTGGCCTCGTGGCTTTCGTGTTGGTACACATTGTTGGCCGGCACGCCAATGGTGCGGTTGTGTGGAAAATGGGTTTAGGGAAGTTTACGAAATAGATAGTAGCTTGGTAGAGGAAGCTGCGAACTATATACCTTCTGCTAAAGCTTTTTTGCAGAGGAATGTTTAATTAATAAAATAGTGTAGTTATGAAAGGAAAGTTAGAGAGTAAAAGAGTGCTGTTGTCTGTATTGAAGGAGTTTCCAGGTAATCCGAATGTACATCCGGAAGAACAAGTAAAAGCAATAGCTAAAAGTATGGAACGATATGGGCAATATTACCCTATTGTAGTAGATGAGAATTATCAGGTGCTTTGTGGACATGGTAAGAAAAAGGCTTTGGAATACATGGGTGAGAAAGAAGCTGATGTGACAATAATCAAAGGTCTGTCTGATAAACAGAAGAAGAAATTACTAATAGAAGACAACAAGATACAAGATATGTCTTTTGTCAACTATGGTGATGTTGAGCGTATCATTAAAGAGATTGGCGATACAGATATTATCGGTTACACTCCGGAGTATCTGGATGCTATCATTAATGAGGTCAGTCCGGATAACATGAGAGTAAGTTTTGATCAGCCAGCGAAACGGGAAGATACGTTTTCACCGGAAAAGGAAGCTGCCGATACCAAAGAGGTAACAGATATTGAAGCAGGGATGCAACAAGCTCATACAATGGTTTGTCCCCATTGCGGTAAGGAAATAACTCTTTAATGGATTAGATATGAAACAACAAGATTTATTTAAACCATTACGGGAGTTACAGTTTATTAAACGTGATTTGGTTAAACCGAATGATTATAACCCGAACAAGGTCTTAGAGAAGAACTTGAAGTTGCTAACAGAAAGCATACTAAATAATGGTTTCTGTTTTCCAATTGTGATACGCCCGGATTATACTATTATAGATGGTTTTCACCGTTGGCTGGTGTCTGGACGTGAACCGCTAAAGACTTTGCTTGCTGGTTTGATACCTGTAGTTGTCGTGTCTCATGATACAAAATCTGATGATATGGCAGGTACTATTACATTCAATCGAGCCCGTGGAACTCATCTACTTGAACCTATGGAAAAGATTGTTAAGCAGTTACTTGATGAGGGATTGACTGTTGATGAAATATCTAAAAAGATAGGGATGAGTAAAGAAGAAATATTCCGCCTTTCTAACATTGACAGGGAACAGTTTTTGAAACTGGTTACATCCAGAAAGCAGCAGTTTAATAAGGGACAAATTTTACGGAGGAATGCTTGATGTTTGTTAAGGATTTGGATATAAATGTAGTTGAGGCTGCAGAACGTAGAATTCTGGAAGCCTTCAATAAAAATAAGGTTCTTGCCGTCAGTTTTTCTGGCGGCAAAGACTCTATATGTATGTGCGATATTCTGATAAAGACAATGCACAAATATAGTATTCCTTTCAGCCGGATCATGGTCGTGTTTTTTGATGAGGAAGCGATTTATCCGGACGTGGAAGCTATTGCAATGGAATGGCGTTCTCGTTTCATGTCATTGGGGGCTAAATTTTATTGGTTCTGCTTGCCTATACGACATTATAATTGCTGCAATAGGTTGGAGAATGACGAAAGTTTTATCTGCTGGGAACCGGGTAAAGAAAATGTTTGGGTACGGCCTATGCCGAAATTTGCTATTCGCAATCACTCGATGTTTCGGTTAGGTATGTCTTATCAGGAGTTTGGAAAGAAGATATTTCAGAGCGTTCCGCCCATGGTTGGTTTACGTGTTACGGAGTCAATCCAACGTAGGCAGTCTATCGCATCGATCAAGACATCTAAGTTCTTCTATCCAATATATGACTGGCGGGATAATGATGTATGGCTGTATATCAAGCTGAATAACCTAACTATTCCGATGACTTATATCTATTTATACAAGACAGGGGTTCCGTTGAATAAGCTAAGGATAAGTCAGTTTTTCAGTATTGACACGATTAAAACACTGCCAAAGGTGATGGAGTTTTACCCAGATTTGTATGAGAGGATTATACGCAGGGAACCGAATGCAGACCTAGTAATGCTCTATTGGGACACAGATATGTTCCGAAGTTCAAAACAAGACAAGAAATTTGAACTTGAAAAGGATAAAGATTATCGTGTCATTCTTCGGGATGCAATGAAAAAGGCAGCATTGCACCCGGATATGTATCCGGGATATAAACTGGCAAAGAAACTTTACTCAATGATGACCGGTAAAGAATCATCTAAAACCTGTCACAAAATTTATCAAATGTTGATAGCGGGTGACCCAAAAAAGCGAACTTATCGGTCATTGATTGGTGATATTTATAGAGATAAAGGAGGAGGTGTATGATATGCCTAAGCATGAGGAAGATGTACAGAAGGATAAAGAAAAGATGCTTGAGTCCTTGAAAGAATGCAGTGGTATTGTAACGTTTGCTTGTGAAAAGGTTAGACTTTCACGACAAACCTTTTATCGTTGGTGTCGGGATGATCCAGAGTTTAAAGAACGGGTTGATGCTATTAATGAGTTACAGATAGATGTTGCCGAAGCGTCCTTATTGAAAAAGATACAGAGTGGTGATACAACTGCAATTATATTCTATCTGAAAACAAAAGGCAAAGACCGTGGATATTCGGAACGTAGGGAAATATCTATACCCGGCGGTGTTGAACTTAACCTGAATAATTCATAG